GCACCTGTTAAGGTACCCATTTTATTGCAAAAAAAAGAAGCGTGAGACGGGGATCGAACCCTAAAGTGAATCAATCAGAGTAGAGCATACAGTTTTTCTTATCTTATGAACAGACCGATATTTAATGTTTGTATTATCACATAAAGTTCTCAAACGTTTTTCAAAAATTCGAGGTCGAACAAATTTATCATTAACTAAGAACATAAATGAATCCATTGAAATAGCATTTTGTGTGTAGTAGAACTGCAATTCTTGAGGTAACGTTTTGTCATATGGCTGTTTGTCTATTTCAAAGCATTAAAAAAGAAGAGAAAACCGGATTTTGGCTTTCCCTCCTTTTTAACTGTTTATAATTTTATTTTTTTATCTTAACCTGCTTTGGCTTTGACCATTTGCCCTGATAAGTTTTCTTTCCTTTGACAACAATGGCTTTTGCTCTTGCATACAATTTTTTAGCCTTTTTAAACTTGCTATTTGATACACTATATGTCAATTTCTTAGTTGTTTTTGTCACTATTGTCTTTTTAAACTTCTTATCTTTTGCAATCTGTACTTTGTACTTGGTTGCACCATTAACTCTCTTCAATGTAAGACTTATTTTCTTAGCATTTTTCTTTTTAATTGCTTTTTTAACAACTGCCTTTCCAACCTTTACAGATGATTTTTTTGTAGTCTGACTTGGTTGTTTTTTAGTTGTTGTTTGTGCATTTGTATTTGAATCCTGTGGCTTTGTAGTTGTTGGTTCTGCAGTAGTTGTTGGTTCTGCAGTAGTTGTTGGTTCTGCAGTAGTTGTTGGTCCTGCAGTAGTTGTTGGTTCTGCAGTAGTTATTGGTTCTGTAGTAGTTGTTGGTTCTGCAGTAGTTGTTGGATTTGCAGTAGTTGTTGGATTTGTAGTTGGTTCCTCGTATTCTGAATATGCAGGATCTGCAAGTTCTGCAGGTGTTTTTCCTGAGAGTCCAGGGTCTGCCTTAATTGACACAGTTTTCTTTAATCCAAATGATTCTACATTGTTACTTGTATACTGTGATCTTACTTCTACTTCATATGTACCTGTCGCAAGTCTGTTTTCATAGTAACTTGCCACATTCCCATTGATTCCTACCTTGATACAAACACCATCTACAAAAAGATTCAATCTCTGACCTGTTAAATCTGCCACATCAGACCATGCAATAGTAAATCCATAGTCTATACCTTCTGTTAAAATTGAAAGTCCAAGCGGTAATGTTGGCTGATTTGGTTTGTCAAATGACTGTGCATTATCTATAAACTGACCTTTAACAGTAACCTTTGATGACTGACCAAATGATGGTGCCGCCAAAGCTGACTCTCTGCCTTCTGCATCCACTGCTGATAAATATGCCAGATATTCACCTGATGATACACTTTCCAATATAATATTTGAATTGGTAATTCCGTCTACATATACACGTCTGTAAGGTGTACCTGTCTTTGCATCAAATAAATATAAATTGTAACCTACAACTGATGAATCTGCTGATGGAATACTTGCTTCTGATGATGGTGCCCATGCAACGCCTAATTTATTGTCTGCCTGCGCCGGATTGTCAGCAGGAACTTCCGGATTTCCTGTAATATAACTTAATCCCGCCGGTGTTTTTGGACCTATGCAATCAACAGGATATGTGTAATTAAGAGTTGCTCCTGTTACTGTAAAGCTAACTTTTTCTGATAATGTTCCCTCACCCATGCTGTTTACATTTGCAGCCTGCGCTGTATATGAACCTGCTGGAAGTCCACCTACTACACCGCCTTTTGTAGCATTGCCAATCTTTGTAACTAACTCTCCATCCTTGTAAATGTAAATGACTGTTGCTGTAACTGTTGGATCATATCCAGCTACATTTGCTGGGTCATCGGCTCCTGCCCATGCAAACATAATTGCATTTTCAATTGTATCCGAACCACTTTTGCTAACAGCAACAAGTCCTATTACTTCCTTAGGTAGTGATGTTGCTGCTGCACTTACATTGCTTGTTGGATAGTATGTAATCGAAGATACTAACATTGCAATGGCACAAATAATCGCACCAAATTTCTTTAATCTTTTCATTTCATAAACCTCTCTTTCATTTGATTAAATATACATTGTAATTATACACTTATAAAAAGTTATGTGTTAGTATCTTATTTTTATATAAGGGATTAATTTTTTAGAAAAGTGTTTTAATTTTAAGATTTTCCATATATATGTACAAACACAAAAAAATCCTAAAAATGGCAAAAAAAGTACGAGACGTGTTGCGGGTGTCCTGTGGACACCTCTGACGAAGTCAGAAGCAACGACCGAGGCGACAGCCGAGAAGCGGGTGTCCTGTGGACACCTCTGACGGAGTCAGAAGCAACGACCTAGGCGTCAGCCGAGAAATCGAACCTTCGAGCCTGAACTCAGGCTAGATTTTGCAATAAAAAAGGGCACCTGTTAAGGTACCCATTTTATTGCAAAAAAAGAAGCGCGAGACGGGGATCGAACCCTATTTTAGAAAATCTACAGAACCCCTTTATTTATCGCAATCCCTTTATTTATCGGCAGTGTAGCGTTTTACATAATTGTGATTGAAGTGACTAAAAAGGTATGTTTTGGATAAAATGCAACGCAAAATGCAACGCAAATGCAACGCAAAATAGCCCTAGAAGTTAATCTAAGGCTATAGTTTATAGTTTTGAAAAATAATCATTGGTCATATCTGTATATTTTCTCTGATAGTCTGTTAAGGAATTTCTGTAAATAGCTTTCAGTGTCTTGTCAGAACTCCATCCACCACGTTCCATTATGTAAACGTCAGGAACTCCAATAGCATGCATTATTGATGCAGAGTAATGTCGTAAATCGTGAAATCTAAAATGAGGTAGTTTCAAATGCTTCACAGCAGAAGAAAAATTTCTTGTCAATGTTCGTGGAACAATATGCACCAACTTTCCACTTTTTGGTAATTCATTAATGACAAATTGGGGTAACTCTATAACTCGTGTGCTGGATGTGTTTTTTGTTGCTTTCAGGATAAGTCCTTTGTCGTGAGCATCAACTAATGCTTTATTAACCGTAAGTTTATTTCCATGAACATCATCAGCAGTAGCACCACAAACTTCTGAACGTCTCAAGGTGCCATAAGCTGCAAGATAAACAGCAACGAGCATATCTTTAATATCTTGGTCTTTAAAATATTGTATGAGTTTCTTTACGTCACTATCTGTGGGAATATATATGTCTACATCTTTTTTCTTCTGTGGCAATTTCACTTTAAAATTGAATGGTATATCTGCATAGTCAATTGCAGAATGAAACAAACCATATGCATTCAATACTGTTTTAGGTGAAAGTCTTTGATTCAAGTCACCAATCCAACGCTGCAGGATATTTGATGTAAGAATATTTATGGGTGAATCTAAGATTGCCTTATAATGATTTCTGTAGGAACATTCATATCCGCTGATGGTTGTTGGAGACAGCGTTGTTCGTTTAGAATCAATGTATTGTGATATAATTTGACCAACAGTGCAGTTACCTTTATCTTCTTTGCAGTCATTTTTGTTCATTTGATATTCAGTGGCAAGATACTCACTTTCCTTTTTCGTGTTTGCAGTGAAAGACTTATAATGTCTTTTGCCTTTTTCATCAACATAGTCAAATACCAATGTTCTCCATTTTCCTGATGATGTTTTCTTTGCTTTAGCCATATTGTATCTCCTTTCCCACTTAAAAGGGTATAAAAATAACACCCAGCCTATGAACAGTAGTTCGGATTGACCAGATGCTCCTAAAAGTGATAAAATACAACTTGTCTAGGGTGGTATTTATATCACTTGGAGCTGGTCGTGAGTGGCTGGCTCTTTTTTTATTTGTAATAATTATTTATTATGTGCAATTACATCAAGCATTGATAATACCTGTTGAGCTTCAGTTGTAGCCTGAAAATAATCTTTTGTTCCAACTTTTACAGCTTTAGTTACAATAGGAATGCAAATGCAAGGTGTCTTGAAATCATTTAAGGTTACTCTAATAATAAGAGATTCAATTTTTTTCTTCTGTTTTCTTTTTCCGGTAATGCCACCGGCAACTGCACCGGCAGCACCAAAGGCTAAACCACCTATTAATGCTTGTCCTACACCACCACTTACGACAACAGAATCATCAGCTAAAAGCTCATAGCTTACCAAGTCATCAAAGCTATACCAATTTTTGTTTCCTGATGAACTAATGCTATTTCCTATTAGGTTTGATAGACCAAGAGAATGTATTGATAAAGCACCTTTTAAAGCTTTTCCGACACCTGTACCCTTATGTTTTGGAACATATCCTTTAATTTGAAAAGTTCTATGTTGTTCGTCCACCTTAATTACATTAACTTTTGATGTAGCATGATTTCTGTCATTCCAAGATGCTAAAGCTTTACCTGCGAAATCCTTTACTGTGTCGCTGATATTAGTTGTAGATTCTTCTGTTTCATCTTCCACAATAGAATCCTGCTCTACAAATCCATCAGAATTAGAAGTAGCATCATTTGAATCTACTGAATATTCAGTAGGACATCCACATTCAGGACAAGCAGAAGCTTTATCTGAAAATTCCTTTCCACATTCCACGCATTTTATTATTGCCATACTTTTTCCCTCCTTAAAATTAATTATATTGCTTTATTACATTTACTGAATTAAATCCAAATTCAATAACATAATTCATGTACTTTATATAACATCCATATTTATGCATATAAGCATTTATTGTGTCTACAAGAAATTGCTCTGTGACACCAAGATAAGTTGCTGTTTCGTATAAATTACTGCAATGGTGTTCAAAAGCATCTATAAAACCTTGTAAATCTATTAGTTTGTTGTAACTCCAAATTCTAGCTTTCTGCTCCTGATTGCGATTGGAAGCAGAACTCATATTAAGTATATTGCCGGCAGAAGTATGATGGTGTCCTAATTCTTCTGCTAAAACACAAAGTCTTTCGGCAGTAGTTTGTAATTTGGTACTAATTCCAACAGTTCCGTCACAATATAGACCTTTGATATTTGGACTGTTAAAAGAATAATCCACAATTTCTATACCATCATTGCGGGCTTCTGATTCTAATTGCTCTAACTGATTCAAGTTATCACCTCCCCACTAAAGTATATCTTATGAAGTGTCCCATAAATGGGACGTATTGAAAAAATAAAATAATTTGATATAATATACTTAACAAGAGAACCGAAAGCTAGATTGAGCCTAGCTTCTGGTTGTGATAGTAAGTTAAGAAGTAACGTCTACCTTTACCAGAGAGAGGACGTTACTTTTTTGCATTAATGATAGCTAATACAAGAGTGATAACAGCGCAAAGCATAATTACAAATGTGAATAAATCAGAATATGTAACCATTGGCATCAGCTCCTTTCGTAAAATTCAGAAGCCAGCCAACCGCCCCTTCGGTTCCCCTGGTAAGTATATTATATTTTCATTGTGCTATTTTCTTTTATTCTTTACAAACTCCACAAAGTTTTTAATTTCATCCATTTCTTCCTCTGAAAATTCTTCGCCCTCAAAGTGTGCTGCAAGAGTATTGACTTTAGGTAAGGAAGATTTATCTTCGATTAAATCAGATTTATTTATATGAAAGTAATCAGCTAAGGCTTGTACTTTTCCCATACGTGGAATAGCAATGCCTTGGCACCAAGTATTAAATGTTTGAGGGGAGACATCAATACTTTTGGCTATTTCAAGCTGTGTTTTTCCACTATTAGCAATATAAGCTTTCAAATTTCTTGAAAATATTTCTTTTTGAACATCTTCACTCATATTAGATACCTCCTATTTATATTATATAATGATAATACAATTTAATTTTATTAAAGTCAACGAAAAAACAAAAAAAATTTGATTTTGGTATTGACATCAAATTAAATTTGATATATTATATAGGAGTAGCAAGGAGATAGCAGGAAAGGAGAAAAGAAATGGAATACGAAGAAATGAATTTAGCAGAATTATTAAAACAGACTACAGAAGAAAATCAAACAAGAAAAATCTTAGCAATCTTGGAAGAGAGCGAAGATTTGGAGAAAGCAAAAGAAAAAGTAAAAGCCCTACTTAAATAACTAAGTAGGGCGATAAATAACAAGCACACACAAGGGCGACACTTCTTAACATTCCTGCTAAGTCGCCCATGTGATAAAAAAATTATAGCAGGAAGTTAATTAAAAGTAAAGAGAGGAGAGATAAAAGTGGCAGAAATACAGATTAGTTTAGCAGCAGCCAGAGTTAATGCTGGAATGACACAAGAAAAAGTAGCAAAGGAAATGCACGTTTCAAAAAATACAATAGTAAATTGGGAAAAAGGAACGTCCGAACCAACAATAAACCAAGGTAAAGAGTTAGCTGCTTTATATAATATGCCATTAGACTATATTTTTTTACCAAATAAATCAAATTAAATTTGATTAAAGAAAAGAGGAGAGACCAATGGAAGATAAACAGAAAATATGTGATTTATTAGTACCAGTATTACAGGAAACAAGAGATTTTCAGGAATTGGAAAGTTTGAAATATAACAAAGACAATGAAACAGTTATAGCTACATTATGGTATGGCAGAAAGAAAATAGTCAATGTTCATTTGGATTCAGGAACATCAATGATTAGAGACATCATAAAACAGATTGTTTAAAACATTGGAAGTTGGATAAGAATTGGAGGAGCAAAGATGATTGAAGTTAATAAGGAAAAAGGAATTATACTTTCGGGAAGCATACTGAACATAATGAGCGAAACGTCTGCGTTATTAACGGCTGTAAAGAAATTCCTGACAGATAAACTTGGTGAAAAGGATGCTACATTTTATTATCTCCAGATATTAAAACTGGCTGAAATGACAGATGATGAAGTAGAAAAGAGCATTAAATCAATGTTAGATGAAATATTGGATGGGTTTGGCAAAAAAGGTTGACAAACCTCGTGCTTTACAGCACAAGGTAAACCTCGAAGAAAGTCGTATCATTATGGTATCAAAACGAAAGGAGTACAGAATGATACAAACGACAATAAGAATACCAAAGGAACTACACCAGAAGTTAAAAGAGCTGGCAAAGAAGAAAGGCTTGACAGTCAATGCTTTGATTGTGCAGGCACTATGGAAGTTGTAGGAGAAGAAGGAGGTGGCGAGTATGCCTGTAAGAAATTCAATAGCAGACAGAATTAACGAAACAAGGATAATTCTAAAAACTGCATTAATAAGAAATAACAAAGTACCAAAGGACATTGAAAAGCGAAAAATAATGCATGCGAATACATTCTATGTGAAGCAGGCTAAGACTGACAGGCTTAAATTAAGTGACTTATGGAGATTGGATGACATGCTTCATTTTACGGATGAAGAAATATTAAAAATGTTTGGAAGATAGGAGGAAGGTTTAAATGAATAAACAGTCTAATGAAAGATTAGAAGTAAGAGAAGTAAAAAAAGAAGAGCCTGAATATACACCACTACATTCAAGCTCTCACAAAAACAATACACCTAAAGATTACCACGTTTTACAGGAAAAGTACAGAGTTGCAAACAGATACAAGAATCTGATAATTGGTATCGTTGTTGTAATTGTAATGTGGTACAACAATTGGATTTGTGTTGACAGTATTCCAATGAAGCTGTTGTATACAGCAGGAATGGTGTTAGCAACAAGCCTATTGTGTGGAGCAGTGGACGAGATTTTGATGGAGGAATAGGCAATAGTTACCAGAAAGAGTTTTCCGACCAAGGAATTATGGTTGGAAGCAAGAAAAGGCAAAATAGGTGGTTCTGATGCAGCAGCAGTGTTAGGTCTTAATCCGTACAAAACAAATGAAGAGCTTTGGAAAGAAATGGTAGGAATTAAAGAACCTATTGATATTTCGGACAAGCCTTATGTTATCTACGGAACAAAGGCGGAAGAACATATAAGAGCAATATTTGCATTAGACCACCCGGAATATAAAGTTGAATACTTTGGTGACAACATGCTTCTTAATGATAAATATCCGTTTGCGCATGCATCACTTGATGGAGAACTAACAGAAATTGAAACCGGACGAAAAGGCATATTTGAATGTAAGACCAGCGAGTTGTTCGGTTCAATGCACAAGGAAAAATGGGATGGCGAACACATTCCTGATAACTATTACATACAGGTGCTGCATTACCTGATGGTAACAGAATATGAGTTTGTGGAGTTAAGAGCACAGATTAAAAGTGTTTGGAACCAAAGAATAAGACTTATCACAAAGGATTATCACATTGAAAGAGAAGATGTGACAGAAGATATAGAAATACTAAAAAAGGAAGAATATGAGTTTATCAAATCAGTTAAGCAGAGAAAACAACCGGCTCTGATTCTTCCGGAGATTTAATGGAGGAAATAAATGGAATTAGAAATTTACAACCCAACTAAAGAAAATACAGTTAAACAGATTGACTGGAACTTTGAAGAATTAAAGAAAGAAATAACAGAAAAGGCAGAAATGTATGGTTCTTTGGTGTATACAGATGAAAACATCAAGGAAGCAAAAGCGGACAGAGCAAAATTAAACAAGTTCATTAAGGTTTTAGAAGATAAGCGAAAAGACGTTAAGAAGATGATGCTTGAACCTTATACACAGTTTGAAAGTCAGGTTAAGGAATTAGTATCGATCATTGGTGAAGCAAATGACAATATTGCTTCTCAGGTAAAAGCCTACACCGAAAAGTTGAGAGAAGAAAAACGTGAAAAGGTAAAAGAAATCTATGATAAGGCAATGTCTGTTGAAGGAGCAGAAGGCATTGCAGAGATTTTAACGTTTGACAGAGTATTCAAGGAAAGCTTTTTAAACAGCTCAACAACTTTTAAATCTATTGTAAACGAAATTGAAGATTTGAGAGACAGAGTGAGACATGATCTTGAAGTAATTAATGCTGATACCGGAGAATACCAGTTTGAAATGAAGCAGGCATATCTTAAGAACCTGGATATGACTGAAGCTATATCAGTTAAGCAGCAGTTTGAAGAAAACGCAAGAAAGAAAGCTGAATATGAAGCAAAGCGTAAGGCTGAAATGGAAGAGCGAAAAGCCAGAGAAGAAGCAGAAGCACAGAAAGTTGTTCAGGCAGGTAAGCAGGTAGTAGTGGAACAGCAACCGGAAGAAACACAGCAGGAGGTTGAAGCTACAAAGATAGTTGAAGCAACAGTTACAGAGGAGAGAAAATTTACAGTTTCTTTTAAAGTTTATGGCACACAGAAACAGCTTAGAGAGCTTAAGGAATTTTTAACAAGCAACAATATAGAATATGGTCCAATACAGTAGGAGGAAATGAAAATGGCAGTATCAAACAGTTTAGCAAAGAGAAGTAAGGAAACAAGTTTTACAGCATATCTTAAGAATGATGCAGTAAAGAATCAGATTAATGGTGTAATAGGTGGAAAGAACGGTCAACGTTTCATCAGTTCAATAGTAAGTGCGGTTGGTAATAACCCAACATTGCAGGAGTGTGAGAACTCTTCAATAGTAAGTGCTGCACTTTTAGGTGAGAGTTTAAATCTTTCACCAAGTCCACAGTTAGGTCAGTATTACATGGTTCCGTTTAAGGATAACAAGGCAGGCATTAAGGTGGCACAGTTTCAGTTAGGCTACAAAGGTTATATTCAGTTAGCCATCAGATCAGGACAGTATAAGAAATTAAATGTGTTAGCCATTAAGAAAGGCGAATTAATCAGATTCGACCCACTTAATGAAGACATAGAAGTAAATCTCATTGCAGATGAAAATGAGAGAGAAAAGGCAGAAACAATTGGCTATTATGCAATGTTTGAATATACAAACGGATTTAAGAAAGCCATGTACTGGTCAAAGGAAAAGATGAAAGCTCATGCAATTAAGTATTCACAAGGTTATGCAGCAGACATAAAGAAAGGAACAAAGTGGACTTTCTGGAGTAAGGACTTTGATGGAATGGCATATAAGACAATGCTTAGACAGATTATCAGCAAGTGGGGAATTATGAGCATTGACATGCAAAGAGCTATTGACAGTGACATGGCAGTCATTAATGAAGATGGAACAAGAACATACGTGGATAACGAGCCAGTTGAACAGCAGGAATATGAAGAAGTCAGTGTTTCAGAAGAAAACCAGGAAATTGTGCAGGAACAGACACAGAGCAGTAACGTAACAGTTGAAACACCAACTGATAACACAACAACAAATAACATAGAAGAAAAGGATGTACAGTCAGCATTTTTTAATTTTTAGTAACAGGCAACAGTCAGGAATAGGAAAAATATTTTAATCACGAAATAAGCCTGCTGAATTTACAGCAGGCAGGAAAGGAGGTTGGTTAATTGAAAGAAAGTATAAAGATAGTTGACTACATTCCTTTTGGTAAAGAAAATGCCATATCAAGGCAACAGTTGGAAAGAGTAACCGGATTAAGTGATAGAGACGTAAGAGAAGCAATATCGTTGGCAAGAAGAAATACGGTTATATTGAATCTTTCAAACGGAAAAGGATACTTCCAACCAATTCAGGGAGAAGAAGATGATTTGGTAGTGAAGTATTTTAAGCAGGAAGACAGCAGACTAAAAAGAATTGGCTGGTCCTTGCTGGCAACACGAAGAAGGGTAAAGGAGATACAGAATGGAAATGCAGTTTAAGGTTCCGGGTCCACCAAAGGGAAAGGCAAGGGCGAGAACATTTTATAATCCAAAACTTGGGAGAATGCAGAGCATTACTCCTGAGGGAACTGTTCTCTATGAAAACCTGATAAAAACAAGTTATGTTCAGCAGGCAAAAGAGAACAGGTTTGAAGGGTATTTTAATAAAGAGCCTATTCACATGTACATAGAGGCAGTTTTCGAAATACCTAAAAGTACAAGCAAGAAAAGACGTTTCTTAATGGAAGCAAGAGAAGAACTTCCATGTAAGAAACCTGATGCGGACAATATAGCAAAGGTTATATGTGACGCATTAAATAAAGTAGCTTATGGAGACGACACACAGATTTGTAAACTGGAAGTACATAAAAGATACACAGAGCAGAATGAAGAAGCTGGTGTGTTGGTAGGCATAGAGACTACGCAAGGAGACTAAGAGAATGGCAAGACCAATAAAAAAAGGTTTGGAATACTTTCCCTTTGATGTTGGTTTTTTCTCAGATAAAAAAATAAAAATCTTAAAAAGCAGATATGGAGCAGATGGAATAGTTATATATCAATATCTGCTTTGTGAGATTTATAAGGAAAATGGTTATTTTCTAATTGTTGATGAAGACTTTGAATACATAATTTCAGATGATTTAAATATGGAAAGTAACAAGGTGAAGCAGGTATTAAACTTCTTATTGGAACGGTCACTGTTTGATAGCAAACTTTTTCAGTCGGACAAGGTTCTTACCTCTGCCGGAATACAAAAAAGGTATCAGGAAGCTGTAAAGACAAGAGCAAGTAAGAAAGCAATAATTGTTGGTAAATACTGGCTCTTAAAAGAAGAAGAAACAGCATCCTATATTAAAGTTACCCTTTTTGAAGATAAATCCGAGAATAATTGCGGTAAATCCGAGATTAATTCAAGTTTATCTGTAGAGAAAATACATAAAGAAAAGGAAAGTAAAGTAAATAAAAGTAAAGAAAAGAAAAGCAGTGGCTTTTTTTCTGATGAAAAATTAAATGAAGTTTTCTCACAATACCTGATGATGCGTGAAGAAAAAGGAAAACCGGTAGTAGGTTATCAGCTACAGATTTTAATTGACCGATTAAATCAGGTAGCAACTAACACACGAGAAAAAATAGAAGTTGTTAGAAATGCAATAGCAGGAGATTGGAATACATTTTATCCGATTAAACGTAACACAAAGAAAAACACCTTTGCTGCATTTGAGAAACGTGAATATGATCATGATGCATTGGAAAAGCAGGCACTGTTAAATAACCGGAAGATGTTTGACGATATGAAGAAAGGAAAAACTAATGAACAGATTTAATTCTAACGTGGTTGTAGAGATAAATAATAGAATTGCAGAACTGGACCGACAGGAGTTTATGATTCAAATGGCAGATTTTTTATCATACGAAGACAAAGAACAGTTGAGAGCAATCGCAAGGGAAAGAGCAGAGCTGGAACTAAAAAGAAAACAGTTAGGCAACTAGCCAGCAGGAGGAACAGCGTTAGTGAGAAATACGGAAAAAGCATTTGGACACATATTAACGCATGAAGAAGATTTATTCGTTAATTTTGGAAGACCGAGAAGTTATGCTGTGAAAGCATTCAGGTCTAAACCATATGCAAACGAATTAAAAGTTGGAGGAAAGAAAAATGGCAAAAATATCAAAAGAGGAGCAGGCGAGACGTGAAGGAATGGCTTATGCTTTAAGGCTTGCCAAGGAAAAGGGAATAGATGCATTGGAAGAAGATTTGAAGATGCGTAATGCGATAAATCTACCTTTAAGGGTGTCAAAAGCAGATTTAGACAAATTCAGTGACAATGTTAAATATAACACGATTTTGTATATAAAAATCTTAATGGCTGTGACAATGCATGATGAATTTGGTTTTGGCAACAAAAGAATTAAGCAGATGTTTAAAAGGTTCGACCTGAAAGCTGAATGCATTGCAGAAAACTACAGCAATTGGGAAGACCAGGTAAAGATAATTGCAGAAGAATGTGGAATTGATATGGAGACTGAAAGAAGAGATTTGAGGACAGTGATTAAATAAAAAATGTTAAGAAATGTTAAGGAGTGAGAGGAATGACAAATATAGAGAAGTACATAGATGAATTGAAAGTAATAAAGAAAAGAGCAAAGGAAGATTTGCTTATTGACAAGATAGCTGTCAATAAGCAAGGTCAACCTAAATACTGTATAACACAGCCTTGTGATGATTGTATTTTTAACGGACACTGCACGTTAGAGGCAAAAAAGCAATGGCTTGAACAAGGATACGTTGAACCTGAACAGCAGGTCGATTGGAGCGAGGTCAAGGTTGATACACCGATTTATGTGAGAGATAAAACCAGCGCTCCTTGGGTTACAGCACATTTTGCTAAATACGAAGAAGGAAAGGTATGCTCATGGTTTGGTGGCTGTACATCATTCACATCAGAAGCTAAAGACGATTACTATTCATGGAAATACGCAAAATTAGCAGAAAGCGAGGAAAATTAATGGACGAATATATCAAGAAAGCAGAAGTCTTACAAGTTCTTGCTGACAACAACTATACAGATAAAATTACGTTAGAATTATATGACAAGATAATTAGAGACATTAATAAATTAAAAGTTAAATCGAGACCTGGAAGACGTAAAGGACAGTGGATAGGAACTGAATATGACGGCTATGCAGATGGCTGTCCTGTATATGACACATTTGAATGCAGTGAATGTGGATGGGAACATTACGGAGAAGAAGACACATTGACAGATTACTGCCCAAATTGTGGAGCAAAAATGAAAGAACATTTAATTGTACAACAAGAAAGAGAGGACTAGATGGATTGGATAAGACTAATTAAGGCGATTTTAATAGGATTGTTTGTAATAGGAAATATAGGCATTTTGTGTAACGTACATGATAATGATACATGTGCTGTGATTTTTATTGCAGAGTGTGCGATTGCAATTTTTATATTTATCGTTTGGATAGCATATCACGCTGTAGGTTGAAAGGAGATGGAAAGATGATAGATAGATATTTATTCAAAGCAAAAAGACTTGATAACGGAGAATGGGTGCAAGGGGCTTTAGTATATGACGATATGGACAAGTTGTACAGGATAATTATTGAAATTGACTATTCTACAGGAACTTGTATACAAGCAGATAAAGCTCCAAGAGTTGATGCATCTACAATTTGCCAATGCACAGGCTTGAAAGATAAGAACGGCAAACTGATTTGGGAGAATGATATTATTGCTTATTGGGACACATACAGCACAGAAAGCGGACTTGCAGAAGCTGATTGCACAGGACAGGTAGTATGGGATGATGAAACTATGTCTTTTCAAGTAACAAACAGACTTTCGGCTGAAAGCTATGAGGTTTTAGATGAATGTAGTGTTATCGGCAACATATTTGATAATAAAGAGTTATTAGAAAGTGAGGAAACAGTATGGCAAAGGTCAGAATTACAAAAGAATTAGATTCAAGAAATATGCAATATTTTAAATTAACCAAGAAACGTGGAAAGATTACAGATAGAGAAGCATTTGAAGCAATGGAAGAATCTTACTATTTTGGGGAATACTTAATTCGATTCAATGTTCCGGAAGAAGCACCAATGGATTTGTATGAAGATGGTGATGAGTGGAGATTGTACGCAGTGAAAGAGTTGTTGGAAGAAGAAATATACAAAGCTCATCAGGAAGGTTACGAAGAATGCAAAAAAGATTTCAACTTTGAAAAAACTGCAAACAATGGTTGGATTCCGTGCAAGGAGAGATTACCTGAAACTTTAGAATCAAAAGTAAAAGCGTATTTAACCACTAATGAAGAAGGGATGATAGGAGTGTCATATTATCATCATATGTGTGGGTGGTCAAATGGTTATGAAAGTGTATTTGACGTGATTGCGTGGCAACCACTACCAGAGCCATACAGAGAGGAGAAGGAAGATGAACAATAACGGTTTAATAAGCAGGCAAACAGCAATAGATAAATTATTTGAATATGCAGAAAGTAAATTTCAGTCAGGCGAGATAGAACTTGCTAACGGAATATTAAAAGCAAAATGCTTTTTGGAGAGCCCATGCAATATTCCAACAGCCTATAACGTGGATAAGGTTTTAGAACAATTGGAATATAGCAGAGTGCCTAATACTGGTATTGCAGGTTATCACAAAGTGATCGAGATAGTGAAAGGCGGTGGAATAGATGGAAACACCAATACTTGATGTATGTTGCGGTAGTAAGATGTTTTACTTTGATAAAAATAATCCCCGAGTAACATTTATGGATTGTAGAGAATTAGAAGATGTCTTATGTGATGGCAGAAAATTAGAAATAAAACCTGACATAATAGGTGATTTCAGAAACATTCCATTTACTGACAATAGTTTTTCTATGGTTGTGTTTGACCCACCACATTTACATAGAATTGGAGAAAATTCGTGGATGGCTAAAAAATACGGAAAACTGTCAGATACATGGAGAGAAGATATAAGCAAAGGTTTTTCAGAGTGTTTGAGAGTATTAAAGCCTAATGGTACTTTGATATTTAAGTGGAACGAAGAGCAGATAAAATTATCAGAAATACTACCATTGTTTTCGAAAAAGCCAATATTAGGAAACAGAAGAGCAAAGACACATTGGCTGGTATTTATGAAAGAGGGTGGTTAAATGGCATGCATATTCGGAATTGAAGCACCTTGTGACGAGTGCAGAATGTGCGAGAGCGTACAAGCTGGAAACAGCGAAGAAGAATAAAAGTAGTAGAGAGTACATTGATAATTGAATATTGGTAGTTGAAATGGTATAATATTTACATTAGTCTTTTGAAGATAGGAGGATGTAATATGATAACAAAAGATTCGGAGATTTTAGTTGAATATAAAAATCAATATTTGCGTGAAAAAATTTCAGAAATTGAGGAAGAGATTAACGATACGAAATTTGAACGTGAAGAGTATTTATATGAAATAGGTTGTATACAAGCTAAAATAGAAATTGATGTTACAAAAGGATATGATGTAAGGGATTTAAATAAGGAATTGAATAAAAAAATAAATGCATTCAATGAATTAGATGAAAAATGGAAAAAAAGATTTAGTGAATTAGAAAAAGAACAATCAATATATAGATCTTTAATTAAATAATTTTAGGGAAAAGAAGAGCCAACTACCAATATTCGGTGGTTGGTTTTTTTATGCCTGAAAGGAGAGATAGAAGTGGAACAAAATCAAAAACTTGCACAAGACATACAAGAAGCTGGGGCTAAAATTAAAAAGGCATTTGAAAAGTTAGGTTCAGCACTACAAAAACTTGCAAATAAAAATAAAGCGTATGTTATTGTAACAATTGCAGATTTAATGAATTGTGATGCAACGTTAAGAAAATGGTATAAACAATTAGAAACAGCTAGAGGAAGCAAACGTAGGCGGATACGAAGAAAAATAAAGAAGAGAGTGAAGAGACATATTAACGGATGAATGTTTGGAAAGGATGATGATAGTGGAACAGACAGCAAAGGAATACTTGAATCAGGTTAGAAATCTGGAAACAAAAATGAAAATACTGAAAGAGGAGATTGATACCCTGCGAGAAATGGTGGTAAGTACCGGTGCAGTTCAGCAGCAAGAGAGAGTAATGTCTTCTGGAGCACAGGACAGAATGGCTGAAACAATCTGCAAAATCAACGAAAAGGAAGAGGAATGGAATCAGCTTATGCGTGAATTTGCTTTAGCTAGAGCAGAGGTAATTATTAGCATACAGAAGTTAAACAACACTGACTATGAGCAGATACTGTACAAGCGGTATTGCCAGAGCAAGAAGTGGGAAGAGATAGCAATGGAAATGAACTATAGTTATCAGTGGGTGTGCAAATTGCATGGAAGAGCATTGTTGGAGATTGAAAAGGTAATAAACCGTTGATAGAAGTTTATATCAATAAAGAGTACAATAGTATTGTGTTAAGAATGGTTGATGTTTTAATTTTTTCATTCCCCCATAAGATAATTAGTATAGTTCGGAAAAGGCACCTTAGGGTGTCTTTTTTCGTGCTCAAAAATAAATGCGTAAGTAGAAAGGAGTGGTTGTAGTGACAATTAAAGAACAGAAATTTTGTGATGAACTTTTATCAGATACTGAATTTAATAAAACATTGGCTTATAAGAAAGCTTATCCAAGTGTTAAGAATGATAATGTTGCTGCAGCAGCCGCTTCAAGACTTATGAATAAGCCGGAGATTAAAGAGTACATAGATAAGCAACTATCTAAATTACATAATGAAAGAACAGCAGATGCTCAGGAAGTGCTTGAATATTTAACGTCAGTGCTTAGAGGGGAAAGTTCTTCAAGTGAGTTAGTAGTTGAGGGAATAGGAGATGGATGCAGTGAAGCAAGAACAATTGAAAAGCCACCATCAGAGAAAGAGAGATTAAAAGCAGCCGAACTTCTTGGCAAGAGATATGGTTTATATACAGACAAAGTAGATGTAAACAATGAAGCAGAAGAAAAGAAAGCCAAGAAATTAGACAATATAGCAAGCATATTAGAACAGATAAAGCCTGTAAGAGAGGGTGATTAATATTGTTACAGTTATCACCTAAGTTTAAAGAGTTTATTTTAACAGAAACTAAGAGAGATTTCCTTGAAGGAACTACTGCAGCAGGGAAGACTACAGTAGGTATATTTAAGTTTATGCTTATGGTGGCAAAGAGTGATATTAAGTATCATGTTATTGCAGGAGCAGACCTTGGAACTGTTGAGAAGAACGTAATTAACAACGAAAGAGGTCTTTTAGATCAGTTTGAAGGTTTAGCTGAATATTATCCTAAAGGTCAAGGCAGAATTGGTCTATCACACATTAAGTATCAGACACCAAATGGTGAAAAGATAATATATGTCTGTGGTTATGATAATAAAGCACGTTGGAAAAAGGTATTAGGTTCACAGCAAGGTTGTGTGTACATTGATGAAGTTAATACTGCTGATATGGAGTTTTTAAGAGAAATCTCACATAGATGCAAGTATATGATGACTACGTCAAATCCTGATAGTCCGGATTTGCTTGTATATAAAGAGTTTATCAACCACAGTAGACCTTTGAAGAAATATGTCAAAGATTATCCGGAAGAACTGCTGGCAGAACTAAACGAACCAGAAAAAGTTGGTTGGGTTCATTGGTATTTTACTTTTTATGATAATGCCAGTTTAACAGAGCAGGATATTCAGGACAAAATAGATGCAGTTCCTGTGGGAACTAAGATGTACAAAAACAAGATATTAGGCCTTAGAGGAAAGGCAACAGGTCTTGTATTTAGTATATTTGATAGAAAACATCATCTAATTACAGTTTCTGATGCAAAAGTATTTGTTAGAAACAGGGCTGATAAGAAACAGACCGAATGGTTTGAAATATATACAAGTGGATTAGATACTGCTTACTCAACAAAAAGCCCTGATACCATTTCAATGAGTTTTGCAGGAATTACCAACAAAGGAAGATACATTCTTTTAGATGAAAGAGTTTACAACAATGCTGAAATAGGCACTCCTGTAGCTCCATCTGATACTGCAAATAACTATTATGATTTCTTAGAAAGAAACAGAAAAGAATGGGGGATTGCAAAGCACGTATTTGTTGATTCAGCAGATGCGGCAACTATTACAGAGTTAAACAAATTTAAGAGAGAACATGCGCAGTGCTTATATGTATTTAATCCTGCATATAAAGCTGTGAAAATTATAGACAGAATTATATTACAACTTGGATGGATGAACTTTAAAGATGATAAAGACATTCAGCCAAGTTTTTATATTGTAGAGACTTGTAAGGAATACATAAAAGAGTTAGAGAAGTATTCTTGGTTAGAGGAAAAGGACCAGGAACCTGAAGATGGAAATGATCATATGGTTAACTCTGTTCAGTACAATTGGATTCCGTACAGAAAGAAAATAGGAGTTAAAAAAGAATGAGGTTAATGGATAAAATGAGAGATGGAATAAGACATTTTTTGAAAATACAAGATGCTCCAAAACAGACCTTTAGTATTAGAGAATTATTAGATCATGATGGAAATTGTGTAAAGAACATCATTTGGTATCGTGGTGAAAGTTATGAATTAACACAGTTTTATCAGAATATTCCCGGTGGTGCTGATGGTGTGAAGTTTTGGGCTGCAAAGTCAACTGTTGGCAGAGAAATAAGAAAAATTCATACAGGATTACCTGGAATAATTGTTGATAGACTTACAGACATAGTTATCAATGATTTTAGCCAGATTTCTTTTAATAAGGAATCAGATAAAAGAGAATGGAATGATATTTCCAAGGATAACAATTTCAAAGAAATATTGAAAGATGCAGTAAATAAAATGCTTATTCTTGGTGATGGAGCTTTTAAATTATCTTTAGATGAAAGTATAAGCAGGTATCCAATTATTGAATTTTACGGAGCAGACAAGGTTGATTATGTGTATAACAGAGGAAGAATACAGGAAGTTGTATTTATAACAGAATATACACAGAATGAAACAGTTTATGTGTTAAAAGAGCATTATGGATATGGTTATATCAAATACAAACTTTATAGAGAGACCGATAATGTGGAAATTCCATTAGATACTATCCCAATTTTAAGCAATTTGGAAGATATGGGATTTGATAATTCTTTAATAATGGCACATCCGATTAAGTATGGTAAAAGTCCAAAATGGGAAGGTAGAGGACAGTCAATATTTGATAAAAAAACAGATGATTTTGATGCTCTTGATGAAGCATGGAGTCAGTGGATGGATGCGTTAAGAAAAGGTAGAAGCAAGGAGTGGATTCCTGAATCATTACTTCCAAGAAATCCTGATACTGGAGCAATAATTAAGTCCAACGCATTTGATAATTCTTACATAATAAAGGGTGATGATATGTCAGAGAACTCTCAAAATAAAATTGAAGTAACTCAACCTGCTATTCCACACGATTCATACATTGCAACATATATTACAGCTTTGGATTTATGCTTGCAGGGGCTTATCAGTCCAAGCACATTAGGAATTGATGTAAAGAAGTTGGATAATGCAGATGCACAGCGAGAAAAAGAGAAAACAACTCTTTATACAAGAGGAAATATAGTTGATATACTACAGGACCAAATACCTTTATTTATTCAAAAGGTGTTTGATGTTGTTAGTATCAGTCAGAATAATATGCCAACAGAGATTAAATGTACAATAGATTTCAGCGAATATGCTAATCCATCATTTGAAAGTCAGGTTGAAACAGTTGGAAAGGCAAAAACACAAGGAATTATGAGTGTTGAAGCTTCTGTTGATGAATTGTATGGAGATACAAAGGACGAAGAATGGAAAAAGGAAGAAGTAGCAAGATTAAAAGCAGAGCAGGGAATCACAGATGAGGAAGAACCGGCTTTGAAGTTGGAAGGAGAAATGATTAATGAAGGTAATAGTGGGGAAGAAAGTCTACCAGATGTCGAAGAACAAGGCAATGAACCTGCTTAGATTAGCAAGCGAACAGGTACCAATAGGTATATATGCTTTGGAAAAAGACAAAGTGATCGAAATGCGTAATGACAAATGTAGTTCAGTTACACAAGTGAAGAAGTTGAAAAGACAGTTTAAAAAGGCTGGATTTAGAGTATATGCTAATGGAGTTGATTAGGAATGCCAAAAGATTATGATGTAGAGGAAGCTTTTAGAGCAATAGAAAATGAGTTACTTTATTCTATGATGAAAAACTTATCTCACCATAGGGCAGAAGAAACAAAGGAAGGCTATAATTGGACTTCCTGGCAAGCAGAACAATTAAAGGCTTTAAATATCTATAAACAGAAAAATAGCAAGAAATTCAATAAGCAGTTTAGAGATATAAATGATAAGATTAACAAATCCATATTGTTGCATAGAAAAACCGGAGCAACAGATCAGGAAAAAGAAATCTTGGAAGCCATTAAAAAAGGAGCAAAATTAACACATAAAGCAGAGAGCACCATTGAAGGTGCTTTTTTTCGTATTAATGACAGAAAACTTGATGCATTACTTAATGAAGTAAATGGTAGTATGCGACGTGCTGAAACTGCAATGCTAAGAATGGCAAATGACCAATATAGAAAAGCAATATTCAATGCACAGGTATATTTTAATACAGGTGCCGGTACTTATGAGAAAGCAGTTGATATGGCTACAAAAGATTACTTAGGAAGAGGCATTAATTGTATACAGTATAAAAATGGTGCCAGAGTTAATATAGCTTCATATGCTGCAATGGCTTTAAGAACAGCAAACACTAGAGCATATTTACAGGGAGAAGGTGCAAAACGTCAGGAATGGGGCATATCAACAGTTGTAGTTCATAAAAGAGGATTGCCTTGCCCTAAATGTGCTAACTGGACTGGAAAAATATTAATAGATGATGTTTGGAGTGGTGGGAAGGCTAGTGATGGTCCTTACCCATTAATGTCACAGGCAATGGCCGAAGGTTTATATCATCCTAATTGCAAAGATGGTCATAGTACATATTTTCCTGGTATTTCTGACAAGCCTGAAAAGGTAACAAAGAAAGAAATGAAGCAGGCTGAAATTGCAGAAAAACAGGAGAGCAGGGACAATTTAATACAGAGAAACATAGATAAGTTTGATAGATTATCTAATTATTCTCTAGATGATGAAAATAAAAAAAAATATGACATAAAAAAGGAACAGTGGAAAGAAAAGGCAGGAGTTAAAGAGATTGCAAAAGAAAATGTTTCTGATATAATGAATGTAAGTAAAGAAGAAAAATTAGCACAATATATTGGAAAGCCAATAGTTAAGACAGATAATCAGAGCGTTAGGGAGTGGTATTATGCTAATGCAGGAAATATTCCTAATGTTATAGATAAAACTCAACCGTTAGAAGAACAAGTGAAGCAAGCCTTTGAGCTTAGAAATCAATATAAGCATGAGGCAAGAATTGCAATGTCTGATAGAGAAACAGCAGAAATGTTAGAAAAGAAACGTCCTGCAAAGACTTTTGAAGAATTAGTTGCTGATAAAATGAAAAGAAAAGAAATGTCACGTGAAGAGGCATTAAAAGACATTTTAGAAACAGCTTCAAAAACAAATGCTGATGTGAATAAAGAATTTGGATTGTGAGGTGAAGGTTATGTATGATTATAATATATGTACAAATAATAGCCCTGTAAGATTTAAGGAGACATGTCGTCTAATAGAAAAGGAATTTCCTAATGCTGAAAAGAAGAAGCTTCTTATAGATGTAGATGGCTCAACAATCCAAACTTATACACAAGAAGGAAAAGATATAGATGTATTTGATGATTATGACGTTGGAGCGGTTTTTATAAAATCAGAGATAAAATTAAATAATATTTTTAAATAGATACCATCTAGTTTGCGAGACTAGGTGGTATTTTTATGCAACAAAATAAGAAAGAAATAAGGAGGTAACATATGTTAATAGCCAAGATTGATTTCTATGATAAGGAAAACAACCTTACTTTGGTAAAAGCAGGGGATGAGGTTAAGGCAAAAACAAAAGAGCGTAAAGAGTATTTATTAAAACTAGGCGCAGTAGTTGAAAAAGACGAACCAAAGGCATCTACAAATAAGTAGGTGCTTTTTATATGCCCAAAACGTGATGGCTTAAAACTCTCGGAATATGCTGACGAGCTAAAACGGAAAGGAATATATGTAATGATGTTGAGATCAAGAGAAACAGGAAAAATGCCTATGAACCTTCAATTTTTTGCAGAAGGTTCAGGAGAAGGCGGAGAGGGTAACGGCAATCCAAACAATAATGCCGGAGAAGGTAACAGTAACCAAAATACTGGAAACAATAACCAGGGTGCAACATACACTCAGGAACAGCTTGATGGAATTGTAAATAGTAGAACTGCAAGAGCAGAGCAGTCAGCACTAAAGTCATTTTTTCAGCAACAGGGAATGTCCCAGCAGGAAGTGACACAGGCAATTAATGCTTACAAGGAACAGAAAGCAAAGAATACACCGAATATTGCGGGAATGCAGTCACAAATAGCACAGGTGCAGAGCCAAAATTTACAACTAATTATTGAAAATTCTGCAACATTACAGGCTGTGGAATTAGGTATTGATTCAAAATCAATTCCTTATGTAATCAAAATGGCTGATTTTAAGGAAGTGGCAGGAGAAGATGGGACAGTTGATGCTGAAAAGGTAAAAGCAGCAATTAACAAAGTTTTAGAAGATGTTCCTGCACTTAAGCTAGCAAACAGTGGAGAAACTAATAATCAGGGATTTAAACCTATTGGTGCTCCAAACAACAATCAAAATCAAAACCAGGATGACTTATTAAGAGGCATCTTTGGAATAAAGAAAAAATAGGAGGTAGAAATACATGGCAGTATTACAGTATGCTGAAATTTTCAGAAACATTTTAACAGAATTATATGGTCAGGCACAGATTTCTGTAGACCTGTATAATTCAAATTCAGACATTCAGATTGTGAATGGAAAAACTTTAAAAATTCCTAAATTATCTGTAAGTGGTTATAAGGACCATTCAAGAAACAATTTAGGATTTAATGCAGGCACATATTCAAATGATTATGAAGTAAAGACTTTAGATCATGATAGAGATATTGAGTTTGCTATTGATCCAATGGACATTGATGAAACTAACATGGTAGTTGCAGTTGCTAATATTCAGAAAAGATTTGAGACAACTCAGGCTATTCCTGAAGCTGACTGCTACACATTTAGTAAGCTTTACACAGAAGCTAAGAGAGTAGGAGCAAAAGTTAAAACAGAAGCTTTAACTACAGCTAATGTTCTTTCAGATTTTGACGATAATCTTGAAACAATGACAGAAGCAGGTGTTCCACTTGACAGAGTAATTCTTTATTGCACACCAGCTTACTATAAGCTACTTAAGAATGCAGATGGTGTTCAGAGAACACTTGAAGTAAGTGGAGCAAAAGGAATTGACAGAAGAGTACACTCTATTGATGATATTGGAATGATTAAGCAGGTTCCATCAGCAAGATTTAAGAGTGCTTATAACTTTACAAATGGTTGCGTAGCAGATGGTTCTGCTGTTCAGATGGACTATATTTTAATCGATCCTGAATGTCAGGTATCTAGAAATAAGTATAGCTATATTTCGGTATTTACACCGGGAACAGATTCAAGAACTGCTGACAACTATGTTTACCAGAACAGAAAGTTCAATGGTACATTCGCCATTGATGAACTTTTAAAAGATGGTTGTATTATTCACACAGCAGCAGCTTAGAAAGGAGAATAGGAATGACAGCTAGAAAAGACAATAAAGTTTATACAGTTTCTGAAATTGAAATGGAATCATACCTTTCAATGGGATATGACATTTTTGATGAAGAAGGAAAACTTTTAAAGCGTTCACCTAAAGCTACAGTTCCATACTCTGAATATGAGCAGGTAGTTAAGGAAAGAGACGAATTAAAGTCTCAGCTTGAAAAAGTTAAAGGCGATAAATACTCTTCAATGGAAATTGAGGATTTAAAAGCCTATGCTACAGAGCACAACATTGATTTAGGTAATGCCACATCAAAAGATGGAATTATCAAGAAAATCAAAAGTGCTGAATAGGGGGTGAGCCTATGGCTTATACCCCTTATGCTAACATAAATGACTATTTGGAATTGTCTGATTTAAAAAGCATTCCACAAGAGGATGTGCTTAATAAATTAAGACAGGCAAGCAGACACATTGATTCACTGACTTATAACAGAATTAGAAAATATGGATTTGATAACCTAACAGAGTTTCAAAAAGAAATTATCTGCGAGGTTGTATGTAGACAGGCAGACTTTGAGTACGAAAATCAAGATTTAATTTCATCTGTACTTTCAAGTTATTCTATAAATGGAGTATCAATGAGTATTGGTAGTACATGGAATATTCACATTGAAAGAGGAGTTGCAATTCAAAGAGATTTGTACTCACTTTTAGAGCAAACAGGTTTATGTTGCAGATTGGTAGGTGTATAGCATGAAATATCCTAAATTAGTTCCAGACAGAATATGTCAAACAGATATTACAGTGGTAATTTATGGTGAAGGTGTATCAGAAACCGGTTCTCCAATTATCGTTAGTAATGAAGAATTAAAGTGTAATTATCAGGATAATGCGTACACCAAACTAACTGCTGAACAAAAGATTGTAACTCTATCAGGTAAAGCTTATTTTAATGGTGATATATGTCCTAGACAGGCGATTATAAGTGGTGGATATGTTGAAGTTCATGGAGTTAAAAGAACAATTTATAAAGGAACAAAGTCGCGAAATCCTGATGGGACAGTTAATTTTACAGTATTGGAGTTGAATTAGATGTTAAATGCAAAATCAGTAATTAAATTGAATAAAGGTGTAATTAACAAGCTGAATAAGGCTGCAATCGTATCGTTAGAACAAACTGCAGATGCAATACAGTCAGATATTAAACAGGCAGGAATAATGCCTTTTGATAAAGGTACACTTCAAAATACTGCTACGTTTGTAGATTATGATGGAAGTAGCAAAGGTGAAGTTCAAATCGTATCATCTACCCCGTATGCGAGAAGATTATATTACCATCCGGAATATAATTTTAATACTGCAGAAAATGCTAATGCAGGTGGAAAATGGTTTGAGGACTATCTTCCAAAAGGCAAAAAGCAAAATTTTGCAGTTGAAACATTCAAAGAACTGTATAGAAGAAACGGAGGTCTATAATGTTATTTTTAAATGATGTTAAGGATTGGCTTAAACAATTTAATCTTGCTGAACATTATTATATGGGAAAGCTGGATAATAAGTTGGATAAGTCCATAGGTGTTTATCAGTTAAACGCTAATAGAACACCTAGAAAATGTATAGGCGGTTTGGAGAGTTACGATATAAAGCCTATTTCAATACTGCTTCATTGGAATAATGATGCAAACGATACAGAACGTCAGGCATATGACCTTTATAGAAAAATAAGTGAATCAAGAGATGTGGTTATTAACAATATAGAAATACCCTACATAGAAATGTTATCATCAGAGCCTATTGATGTTGGTACTGATGATAAGGGAATATATGAAAGGGTAATTGAATTGAATATTTATTACAAAATATAGGAAGGAGCAGTAAAATGGCAAAGAAACCAGGTGTTTATCCGGTGTATGAGAATCAGTTTCAGGTAGGTGCTGAAAAAGCTAGTTTATCTGATATTGCTGACATGGAATCTTTTTCAGTTTCATTTGACAATGGTGTTGAAGAATGGACTCCAATGAATACAGGAGGCTGGATAAGAAGATTAATGACGGCTAAAGCAATGACTATTTCAGTTTCCGGTAAAAGAAATGTTGGAGATACAGGCAATGATTATGTTGCAGGTATGGCTTTCAAAAATGGAAGAGATGCTGAGGGAGTTTTTCAGTGGACATTTCCAGATGGAACAAAAGTGCTTATTGAGGGGGCTGTATTTAATATTACAGCATTGGGAGCAGCAGATAGTACAAATGTTGCACCGTTGGAATTTGATGTAATGTCAAACGGAAAGCCAACAATTACACCGGCAATTTAATTTGTTGGAATAATAAAGAGCAGGTTAGCAATAGTGTTAGCTTGCTCTATTTTTTTAGGAGGAATTAATATGTCAAAAGTAGTAGATATAACAGATAAATTAGATTTTGAAGAAAACCCAAAGATTAAGATTAAGGATGCAGAACTTGAAGCTGATGCGTCAGCAGAAAATATGTTAAAGGTGTTAGGTCTTGTATCTGATAATCCAACAGCAGAGGATGTAATTAAAATGTGTGAAATTATATTCACTAAGGAATCTCATAAAAAGTTAATGAATATGAAGCTGAGCTTTAAAGATTTTCAGACAGTTGTAATGACAACTATTTCTGTGATTATGGGTAATGAGGAAGAAGAATCGGGGGAGTAGATCCGTTCTATGATTTGATTGATGATTTTGACTTAATAGTGGCTTCTTTTACTACACAGTATGGATTAAGAATTGCCGACATAAAAGAAATGAAATGGAGTGAATTTCGAAGCCTGCTTGTGGGAATAGGTCCTGATACAATTCTTGGAAGAATAGTTGCAATTAGGGCAGAGGATGATAAGGACATGCTTAAAAATTTTACTGCTGAACAGAGAAAAATTCGAAGTGACTGGAGAAATAGAAATGTTAAGCAAATGGATAAGAGAGAGGCAGAAAAAGCCACAATAGAATTTGAAAAGGTATTTCTTGAAATGGCAGGACTTAATTCAGAAGCTATTGATTTTAAATAAATTAGGAGAGGAGGGAAAAGTATATGGCTCAAAGTGTGGGAACAGTTGCTCTTGACTTGAAATTGAACTCGCAAGGTGTCAATTCACAATTGAATGGACTTATGGGAGTTGCGAAAAAAGTTGGTGCAGCAATAGCTGGAGCATTTGCAATTAAAAAGACTATTGATTTTGGAAAAGAGTGTATAGAACTTGGTTCTGATTTAAATGAAGTTCAAAACGTAGTTGATGTAGCCTTTCCTAAGATGAGTGGAACAATTGATAAATTCGCAAAGAACGCAGCTACGCAGTTTGGTTTATCAGAAACAATGGCTAAAAGATATGCGGGTACATTTGGCTCTATGTCAAAATCATTTGGTTTTTCTGAAAAAGAAGCAGCAGATATGAGTACAACCTTAACAGGATTATCCGGTGACGTTGCATCTTTTTATAATATTAGTCAGGATGAAGCCTATACAAAGCTTAAGTCAGTATTCACTGGTGAGACTGAATCCCTAAAAGATTTAGGTGTTGTAATGACACAAACAGCATTAGATCAGTATGCGCTACAAAATGGATTTGGTAAGACAACTGATAAAATGTCAGAGCAGGAGAAAGTTGCATTAAGATATTCGTTTGTACAGAGTAAGTTAGCTGATGCCTCAGGAGACTTTGCAAGAACATCAGATAGTTGGGCAAACCAAACAAGAATACTTTCATTACAGATGGATAGCTTAAAAGCTAGTATAGGACAAGGATTAATAAATGTATTTACACCGGTCTTAAAATTAATCAATACATTACTCGGAAAATTAAGTGCTTTAGCTAGTGCGTTTAAATCTTTTACAGATATGATAACAGGCAATAAGTCAAGTGAAGAATCATCAGTTAAAACTACAAGTGATGAATTAGCAAAAGCTTCAGATAATTCTGATAGTGCAACATCAGGAGTAAATAATCTTACTAAAGCAACAAAGAAGGCTGCTAAAGCTGCAAAAAGTCTTGCAAGTTTTGACCAATTAAATGTAAAGCAACAAGACAGTTCATCAGATAGTGATGATTCAGGTTCAGGTGGTGCCGGTGCAATTGCAGGAATGTCTGACGCAACAAAAGGTATAGATGCAAGTAGTGGTGCTTTAGGAAAGATGGATAAGTTATTATCCACTGTATTAAATAAATTCAAAAAACTTGCAAAGTTATTTGGAGCAGGATTTAGTCTTGGTTTTAAAAGTGATGGCTTTGATAAGATTTTAGGTTATCTAAAGAACATAGGAAGTAATTTAAAAGAGATCTTTACTGACCCGGAAGTAGTAAACGCTGCAAGTAATTGGGTAGATACCATTATATATAATTTCGGTAGAATATTAGGCTCAATTGCATCCATTGGGGTTAGCATTGCAACAATGTTGATTGGTGGAGTTAATAAGTTCCTTGACCAAAACAAAGATTTTATAAAAACTAAATTAGTAGAGATATTTAATATTTCATCCGAGAGAGCAACTATATGGGGCAATTTCTTTGAAGCTATAGCAGATATATTTACAGTGTTTGAAGGTGATGATGCACAGCAGATTGTAGCTGATATATTAGCAATATTCACAACTGCTGGATTAGAATTGTACGTTCTGTGTGAAAAAATCGGAAGAGATGTTTTATCAGCAATTACTACACCAATTATTGAAAATAAAGATGGAATAAAAAATGCAATAAGCGATACTCTTGCACCGATTAAGGAAGTTGTTGGTGGAATAAAAGAGTTTATTCAGGGAGTTTTTCAAATTATACAGAGCAATTATGACGAATATGTTAAACCTGCATTTGACAATATAGGTTCCGGATTATCAACAATTTTGTCATATGTTATTGATGGTTACGAATCGTATATTGCACCTGTTTTTGATAGAGTTGCAGATGGAATATCAGATCTTTTAAATACTTACATAAAGCCGTTAGTAGGAAGTGTAGTAGGATTTATTGGCAGAATTATTAATGCAGCAGGAAAGTTGTTTAATTTTTTATCACCTATCATTGGATGGATTATACAGAATATGATGGCAAAACTTGGTCCAACAATTGAGTTTATATGGATAAAAGTGAAAACTGTTATTAGTTTTATAAGTGTAGCTATTACAACACTTATGAATGTAATTAACGGAATAATTGATTTCATTGTTGGAATATTTACAGGTGATTGGCAAAAGGCTTGGGATGGAATAAAGGAAATATTTGGCAGTGTTTTTGATGGAATAAAGAATGTTATTAAAATTGCAATGGATTTTGTCAAAAGTATAATAATTGCAATTTGTAGCAAAATTTCATCCGTCATAAAAAATGTAGCATCAGGTATTTTTACAATTCTAAAAAAAGCATGGGAATTAATCAAGAATGTATTTGCGGGAGCATCAGGAGTAAGAGAATTCTTTAAAAAATCATTCTTTTCAGCACTTGAATCCATTAAGGAAATTTGGAAGAATCCGGGAGCATTTTTTGTTAAGGTGTGGAATGGAATCAAGGGAGCTTTTTCACACGTAGGAGATTGGTTTAAAAATACATTTAGTGGTGCATGGAAAGCAGTGAAAGATGTATTTTGCAAGGGTGGAAAAGTATTTACAGGAATAAAAGAAGGAATAGCATCTGTGTTTAAGACTGTAGTAAATGCTCTTATTAGCGGAATTAATTTTATTATAAGTAAACCGTTTAATGCCATTAATAAAATGCTTAACATGATAAGAGATGTAAAGATTATGAAATGGCATCCTTTTAAAAAATTGTGGAATGAAAATCCATTGGCAGTTCCACAAATTCCTAAGCTGGCTAATGGTGCTGTATTAAAACCAAATGCTCCATTTCTTGCAATGGTAGGTGATCAGAAACATGGAACCAACATTGAAGCACCACTTGAAACTATTAAGCAGGGCTTAAGAGAAGTGCAGCAGGAAAACGGAATAGGAAATCAGGAACTGTTAAGTGCTCTTTCAGGTGTAACTATTCAAATAGTAGTACAACAAAATTCAAAGGGTGTATTCAATATGGTTAAGCAGGAAGTTATTCAGGAAAAGAGAAAAACCGGTAGACCGGTTTGGAATAATTAATTAGTGGAGGTATAGGATTATGGCAGAATATCAAGGATATTTACTTAAGTTTGGAGGCGCAGTTTTTCCAATGAAATATATTAAAAGTGAATCTTATGTCTCCACTGATAATCAGAGGACGGAATTAAAAGCATACAGAAACGCTGATAATTATCTTGTTAGACAAACTTCTCCAAATTATAAAACAAAAATAGAATTTGAAACACCACCTCTTTTGCTAAGTGAATATAAAGAAATATCCAGCATTATTGCAATAGGAACTGTTAATGCAAGAGAGAGAAAGGTTCGAGTTACATATTGGAGTACAGAAAGTTTGAGATACCAAAAGGCATATATGTATATTCCGGATACTGATTACACTATAAAAAATAGCTTTGGTAAGGAACTTTTGTATAATCCAATTAAAATTACATTAATTGAGTATTAAGGAGGAAGATATGTTAAATGTAAATGATGATACTATTAGAGCTTATACGGAACATAATGTAAATAAAAAGCTGACAATATCTTTCCCTAATGATTCTAATATCAAAGACATAACAAACGATAATATAAAAGAAGATAATATGAATTTGTTAAGGTCTATATGCTCTGATTCAAAAATGATGGTTCAGGGATGCATTGCTACAGAATTTAAAGTTACTACCTTTGATATAAATGACGATATTACGAATAAGAATATAGTAGTATCTTTAAGTGTAAAAGATGATAACTATAAGGGTGAGTGGCAGGAAGGAGTGAATTATGTTGAGGGTGATATAGTCAAATTTGACGGAGAGTATTATAAATATAACGAAACACCTATATCAACATCAAGATCAAGTTTATTGAAAAGAACAGAAGTTAATTTCAATGAATGGAAATATAAAGAATCAGCTTCAAAGTACGCACTTCCTGGTAGGTCCCCTGAAAGGTTAGTGGGAGTTTACATAGAAAGAACAAAAGCTGTTCCTGAAGGCTTATCAATGTTTGTTAGAACATGGTATAAAAATGGACCATACTATGGACACATTAATAATTTGACATCAAATTATGACAATAAAGACATAATTTTTGCGAAAAGCGATTCATATGGAAATTCACTAGAGGGATGGTTTTCAGAAGTAAAATGTGATGATAGGGATGTTTTGGTAGATTTCTTAGACAGTTTAAGAGTTTACGAACTAACAACTCTTATGGAGTACGAACTTTACCCAACTAAGTTAGATTACTGTGAAAAATTATACGGTTACATAGATACATCTAATACTCAGGATATTGTTATTTTTAGAGGAAAAATCAAAAGCTTCATAAAACAAACATCTGATCCACGCTATAAGGATTTGACAGCCTACGATAAATTGTATGATTTTCAAAGTACATCTATAAAAAGTTTAATAAATACTGTGGATAGCAATGGAAAAGGTTATATTGAATTGTATGACTATCAGGGAAAATACACTCAAAATATAGAATATAAGACAAATCAGGTAGTTTATGAAGACACAACTGTAAATGGCAAAACAGTTAGATATTACTATCGTTTTAAACGTACTTATGATTTCCCAAGTTTCAAAAGAATGACTCTAGCTAATGTATATACTGCAAGTATTAATGGAACATTACTTGGAACACAATATATACAAAGATTATCGAACTATTATCCTAACAGACCTACTTTTAAAACATTGAGAGATGGAGTGTGTAAATATTTAGGAATTACTCAGCAAAGTACCACGTTATTTAATGATGATTCACAGCTTACTATTGGAAAACTAGAAAAAGAATATTCAGGACAGCAAATGCTACAGTGGATTTGTAATGGCAATTTAGTAGATGGATATTTAGACCCTGTTGATGAAAAAATTAAATATATAGAAATATTAAAAAAATCGGCAGTAGAAGATTCAAATTATAAGGGCGAATATTCTAAGGAAAGCGGAACAGAATATAAAGCTGGAGATATAGTTAAATTCACAAACGAATACAACGAGACAAGGTATTATGAGTGCCAAAGAGATTTGAGTAATCTAAAGTTTATAGATGAAGAATCATCATATCCATATTATGGAACAGAAGTTTTAGAGTTTATGAATGCTGGAAAAGGTAATAAATACCTTCCATCTAGACAAATAAATAATGATTGGAAGATTGTGTTTGAGTTTGATAATGATTTGGCGGAAGAGTTAGGTGTAAGTATTAGTTTAGGTGGCATTAACATAAAGCAAAGTCAAACTATATATCTAAATGAATATATTACAAATTCTTATTCAATTGTGGTGTCAAAAGTTAATGAGAAATTTATGAAAACATTTAAGGCTACATTATATACTGCAAGAGGAGTTTTTTCAAAGGAATGGGATTTATCAGGCAATGTGCTAAAGAACTTTTGGAAACCAAAGAATTTGTTATATCATCCAAACGGAAAAATCAATTTATCGTTTATATATGAGATAGAAAATATTGAACTTGAAGATGATAAGTTTAATTTAACAGGTCTCTAAATTACAGATGAAGAAGGTAGCAATGTGCTTTACGGAAGTTCTAATTCAAATAAAGTATCTTTTACATTGAATCCACTTTTTAAGAAATGGATGTCTGCTGAACAGTTGTACCAGTTTATTGATGCTCCTGAAAAGTATGGCTCGTTAGTCTACAGACCATTCAAATTAAATTCGCTGGGACTTCCTTTTTTAGAACCGGGAGATATGGTTACATTTGGTGTAGATAAGTGGTCATCAGATTCTGATGGAAATCCTGTTACAGTTAGAGAACAGATTGACTCGGTTGTATTTGAAAAGACAATGTCAGGAGTTACATCCTTAAAGGACGAATATACTGCAAAGAAGGAGTAAGTATGATAATTATTGAAGATGGTTTAGAGCGAGAAGCTACAGAAGAAGAATTAAAAATGATCGAAGAACATGAGAATGTAGAAAAAGAATTAATGCAGAAGAATGAAGAATTGGCTGATTTAGAAAGAATATTAAGTGAATCAGATTATAAAATTATTAAATCTTACGAAAACAGCTTAATAGGCAAAGAATTAGAATATGATATAGAGCAACTTCACATTGAAAGACAAAATATGCGTGACAAAATTAATGAAGTAAAAAATGAAGTGGCTAAACTCAAAGAAAGGTTAGGAGGTGTATAATCAGTGAATAGTACATCAAAAGAAGAAAATATTATTTCTATTGAATTTGGCAGCAATATCAAAGTCACAACACCAGCGGTGTTTCAACATGATACCGGTCAAATTTTAAAATTCATTAATGTTCCAGATGGAGCAGAAGTACAGTTTTCAAATAGTAATTCAGAAAAAACTTCAAACAGGATAATTCAGGACAGTCAGGTTATCATACCTGACTTTTTAATTGCAGAAGGATTGGAAATCACAGCGTATGTTCAATATATAAATGAAGATTCTCAAACAACAAAAAAGAAAATAATTATCCCTATTATTCCCCGTGCAAGACCGGGTGATATAGTTCCAGGGCCGGAAGAGGAAAGCTTTAGACAACAGGTTGAAGGAATAATGCAAGAAACAAAGGAGATAGCGGAATCAATAAGGAAAGATGCGGACAGTGGAAAATTTAACGGTCAGGATTATGTTATTACCGAAGAGGATAAACAGGAAATAATTCAGGAAGTTAAGGACAGCGCAGCAGTTTTCATTACAGAAGTATAAGGAGTGAAATATGGATGAAAAAACATAAGTTATCAATAGTTGCAGCAGAACAGAAAAAACTACAGGATATATCCATAACTGACGGACAACTTATTTTTGTAAAAGATAAGGGGAGAATTGTTCTTGACTTAAATGGGAAAAGAACATTCTATAACAAAATAAACATTCTTGAAACAGATGAAGAAAGAGAAGATTATGAAACAGATTCAACCTGTTTTTGCTTTGTGAAAAAAACAGGAATTCTATGGTTTTATGATAATCAGTGGGTGCAGGTTACAGGAAAGGAACAGTGCAATCTTGTTAAGAGTTATGTTTTACCGTCTAAAGGTAAAGATAATGAGTTGTATGTGAATATGGCAGAAAGAAACATATCTGTGTGGAATACGTCTTCAAATGAGTACGTCAAGGTAGGAGAAACAGTGGAAGTTATTTCAAAAGATTACATAAAAAACTTATTCAGACAGAAAGGAGAAGAATAAATGTCAGAAATAAAGGAAGTATTAGATGCCCTTGGTTTGTCAATTTATCATTCAGAGATACTGGCATTACTTGAGCAGAAAGAAACAGTAGGTACAGCACAGACAAAAATTGATGAATTAAAAAAGACTGAACTTAAAAATATTAATGATGCTTTAGATAAACTGAATGGTGACGAGAATACGCAAGATTCCGTAAGAGCTCTTATTAAAGCAGTAAAAGCAGAATTAGAAACCAAGATAAAGTCAGCCACTTATGATGATTCAACAATAAAGGCTGATGTAAAAGCCAATACTACTGCAATAGCAACATTAAATGGAAACGCACAGACTGAAGGCTCTGTTGCTAAACAGGTGGCAGATGCCGTAGCTAAAATTATAGCTGAAGCACCAGAAGCATATGATACTTTAAAAGAAATAGCAACTTGGATTTCAA